CTAAAACACTTCCTTGTTTAAGTTTAGGTGAAGGAACGTCCCTAAATTCTAACTCACCTCCATCAAAATCACTAGGATCATTCAATAAAAGACTAATAGAAAGCTTTCTTTGAAGCCCGTTAATTGGGTTGGCGGAGTCTCTGTGCCAAGTATAGTGACCGTTTTCGTTGTATCTTCCAATCTGAACCGACTCCATTCCACGGTATTCATAGTTCCAACCACAAACAATATTGGCGGCGTCTATGTAGGATTTTAGAATACAACCTACGGGGGTCAGTTGGTCTAGCCAAACGATATCCGTGTTTCTAAGTTTTTCGTTTTCTACGCCCGGCTCTGTCAACGAGTTGCCAACTTGAGCCGTTATTCTCTTATCCCAATCCACGCCTTTTAGGATCAAGTTGCAATATTCTTTTGGGATAATAGACTCCCAGTGGTAGTAAAAGTTATCTAACATTAGTAGTAAGCCGTCTTTTTCTTAGGGACATAGTCATCCCATTCATCAGTTTGTAGTCGAATAAACCCGCCCTTACGGAATCGGATTAGGGCTTGGGTTGCAGAGTCGACTAAGTCATCGTGGTCTGAGTTGGGGAAAGCCGCCATTTCTTCTACGACTTCCTCCGCCCACCTCGTACGGGGCGCCCACACTTTTCCGGACGCAAAGATATCCGCTACGGAATTTACCCGCATTACCTTATCGTTCCCCCTAGTCGGGGTGAACTCTTGCACTGGGATGCCCATTTGTCTGAGTTCATAGACTAAAGGAGCGCCAGATGCCTTAGCTTCAATAATACATGAATCCGGTTGCCATTCTTTATATTGTTCCATCGCACAAGCCTTTAGTTCGGGAAACTCCATTCGGCGCTTAAAGGCGTTTAATAAAATAATGTTGGCGTCATTTGGGTTTTCGTCTTTATAGAAAACGCCCCAAGTCGTACAAGCGGAATAGTCCGACCTTTCATTTTTGGTAAAAGCCGTATCCCAAGATTGGATGATGAACTCACATTGAGGGGCGTGATCTCCCTCCCACTCCTGCCACCACTCCCGCTTAACAATCGCCCCCTGTTCAGAAGTCGGTTGCTGTTGATACTGGGCTTGCCACTTGTTTAAAGGTAATTCCCTACGCAGCGCACAGAGTTCATCGTAACTCCAGAACTCCGGCCATAAGGGTTTTTCCGAAGGCAGGATTGCAGGAAAGTCGATTACTTCCCATTCATCCCCATCCCGCTCGGTAGCCGCTTTTAAAATTTTTCCCGTCAAGTCCCTCAGACTCCAACGGGTCATCACAATCACAATCGCTCCGCCCGGTTGCAGACGTTGTCTTGGACCGGAGGTATACCATTCATATACCTTATCAAAAACCGAAGGGTCTCCGGCTGCTAGAGCGGCTTCTTGTTCCGAGTGTGGATCGTCAATAATAACGAGATCGCCACCTTTACCCGTAACAGTACCGCCAACACCAATAGCAAAATACTCGCCATTACCGTTAGTACTCCAACGACCAGCAGCTTTAGAATCAGCCCGCAAACGGACGTTTGGGAATATTTTTCCATATTGTTCACTATCTACTAAGTTACGGACTTTTCGTCCGAATCCAACGGCAAGTTCGGCGGTGTTGGAACATTGGATGATTTTTTTATTGGGAAACTTTCCCAAGAACCAAGCCGGTAGCATATAAGAAGCAAACTCAGACTTAGTATGACGAGGAGGCATATTGATAATAAGTCGTTTAAGCTTTCCATTAGCTATCTCCTCAAATTTTTCCGCCATAACCTTATGATGGCGTCCGTCAATAAAGCCGGGCCACATATGATGGACAAACTCCAAAAAGGACTTTTGCCCCTTTTCCATTTTCTCCGAATCCATCCACTCCGCCGCCGCTTTCAAAATCTCGGCTTGGTCTTCTGGAGGAAGCTGACTTAGGATCTTCTCAAAGTCCATCACGGATCCTGACGTGTTTTGGGCGAACAGTCCTAGCCAAGTTTGGGATTCTCTTACAATGCCCTAACTCACACAGACGGTTGATTATCCGTTGGATATTCCCTCGACCCTTACGGTTGGTCATATACAGGATCTCGTCAATAGACGGACCGTAGCCGTACTCGTTCCAGAACGACTCAATTACGTTATAGATATCCCGTTGGGTTGGAGTCATTTACCGCAATCTTCCATACCGGGTTCGTAAGTAAAACTCCCTTCACCATCTACAACCAAGACCGTTCCTTTTGGGTCAATATCATACTTAGCAACTTGCCCGTAGACGTTGTTGGTTACATGCAACAAATACTGAATATCGTTAATAGACAGTTGCCCCATAAGCTGGAGGATCTTCATTACGGCAACGTCATTATCTAAAGGGGTGGGTTTTACAATCGCTTCAATCATGAGGGTTCCTTAAAAATTTTGATATATTTTTTACGGCTTTTTGTTAAAAAAAGGTGACGGGGGGTGTTTCTGTAATGAAATCATATAGTTAGTTAGGATATTTAAAGTGGGGTGTACCATCTGTAAACGTTTACATTTTTTTTTCTTGAGGAGAATCAATAACTTGTGAGTCATCAATTTTTGGTGATTGGGTGTGGGGAATAGTATGCATGGTCTGGCTGACACTATCGGGTTCATTTTGGGGGGTGGCGGGTGCGTGGGGGTCAGAATCAGGGTTTTCCCTAAGGGTCGGGGGTTTGATCTCGTCCAGCAGAGACTTAGCGTCAGAGTAATCCACCTCTATGCTATTCCTTCGCATAGCCTCCCTTAGCTTATCCATTAGGCTAGCCTTAGCATCACTAGACTTATGTATGATCGTGGTCTCTTTGGTCTCGGTGAATAGGTTCACTCCATTAGACTTACCCAATAGCTCAAGGGAACGGACTCTAGTAGCGGGAGGAATGTCCTCACTTAAAGCATGGAGAGTTAATTGATGTAAAACAAGTGCCTTCAATTTATCGTTAGAAAGATATTCCTGAGCCTCGAAAGCCTGTCGGAATGCCTCTATTTCTGCGGATATACTAGGCTTACTTGCCAGCTTACTAGCGTCAGTTCCCACCTGTTTAGGCTTTGCCTTCGTGTTATAGACCTTTCTATAGGCTCCAGCCTTAGTATTACCTAGTGCAACCTCTCTGGCAAATTCTCTCTGCTTAGTCGTTAATGCTCTTTTCTTACCTGATCCCGTGAGTATTCTCTCTATTGGTAATTGATCCAATGATTCGCGAATAGCTCTCTTATTGAGCTTGAGATGATTAGCGGGCTTTTTAGGAATTGGACTATCAGTCATTGGTTTAGCTAGGGTATAAGATGGGAACATAATACCCCACCTGATAGCGGTTTGCTTAGAACCCCTGTAAATATATACAGGCTGGATATAAAACCATTAGGGAAACCGATAGCAAGTTATTTATACAAAATATTAAGAAATAGTTTGCATGGCTTGTATTGCTTATGTTTATAATAAACGCATGACAGCGAGAAATTGATTTAATGTCTCTATGTTATAACCCTGAAACCCTTACAAATAAAGGACTTCACCATGATGACGCAAGAGATTAAAAAACCACTTAGAGGTTATCAAATCATTGATAATCCTGAGGCTTACGCAAAGGCTACCAAAGCCCGCATTATTGCCAACGCTAACAAAACCTTTATACGCACCTATTACGATCACGAAGAAATTGAGGGTTTTTTGGCTTCTGGTCGTGTATTTAACGATTATGGAGATTTTAAGTGCTACAAAGACGGGTTTGTAGGCTCTCTCGCTTCTGCTTATGACAATTACGGCAAATTGACCGAGAAACAAGTGCTAGCCGTCCGTAAGTGCTTAGAGGCACAGAAAGCCCGTAAAGCCGAATGGGCAGATCAAAAAGCCCTATTGGACGCAAAGCGGGAGCATATTGGCACTATTGGCGAAAAGATTACATTGACCTTAACTTGCGTCCACATAATCGAGCTAGAAAGCACTTTTGGGACTGTTTTTATCAATATCTGCGAAGACTCCGACAAAAATATCATTATCTACAAGGGCAACGCTATCGGCTTTCCTAACAAGGGTGAAACCGCAACAATCAAGGCAACGATTAAAGAACATGGTGTTCGTAATGGAGTTAAGCAAACAGTAATCCAACGCCCCAAAGTCGTTTAAAGGTCGAAACGGGTTTATGCCCGTCCTAGTGTTAGGCACTAGCTGATGAGACCAATTTAGGAGGGTTTAAAAATGTTATCAACGATTGAGAAAGCAATTACTAAGCGGGTAGTCGAGACCGCATTAAAAGCGGGCTATTTAGTCGGAGCTGAGGCGGGAGAGTCAGCCGACATCAAGCCTACCGATAATCTAGACCAAATTCTGGACTCGGCATTTTCCTATGATGTAGTAAGCCTGATCCTACAAGCCCCTGATTATGACGAGGAAGAGGATTTGCGGGAATGGATTGAGCTGGATTTTTTTGAGAGTCAAAAATACATCATTAACAATTATTCAGTAGGTCTCACCGCATTCATGAAGGATATGAGTTTTAAAGGGCTTGTAATAGATTTGTAAGGTCGAAACCCCGCAAGGGGTCTAGGTGTTATGCACCTACTGATGAGACCAACAAAACGGAGGATTTATGTATTTCAAACCATTAGACGATTTGAATTTATCCAAGCTGGACAGAATACCCGCTTATTCTTATCCAGCAATAGCGGATAGCGTATTACGGGGAATTGTGAAGGGTTTACAGGCTCAGGGATATAGCGAGCTTATGACTCAGGTTTTTATTACTTCGAAAATCCTTCGGTGCGAGCTGGACGGATCTCTGGAGGATAAATTAGAAAAATTGGGTAAACAACTAGCCGATAAAGTAGCCGATTCTTATCGGGAAGATTGTGAAAGATGGGCAGAAGAAATTATTTACGAAAACTTAGAGGAGGAATTATGCAGATAACCTATCACGCAGATCCATCTCACGGGTGGGCAGAGATACCCGTGAGCCTTATTCAAGAGCTTGGCATTAGCGGGCAAATAAGCCCTTATTCCTATGTTAAGGGAGATAAGGCTTACCTAGAGGAAGATTGTGATTTAGGCTTGTTTTTACGGGCTTACAAAGCAACGGGAATGGAAGTCTCATTTACCGAAAATCACATAAACCAAGATCATTGGATTCGCAACTTACCACGCTGGAGCAAATCATGACTATATACGAGCAGGAGGGCTACACCTCACGCAAGGATTATCTAAACAATTTGGCGGAGGAGTTTGGAGTATCCCCGTCTCAGGTTTATATGCTAGCTGGTTTACTTGGCAAAGAAGAGGATTTTGATGGGCTAGTGTCTATGCTCGGAGATTTGGAGGGCAGTCATGACTTCTAACCAATGGACGCATTACACACTCACAAGGGCTTACGCTAGAGGGATCTTGACCGCCCAACAGGTCGCTGAATTTATTGCTTTATATAGGGGGCTTAAATGATTACAGAGGACGATTTTACAAGGGTAAACAATGACATCAACGGGAATCCCCGCTTTGTATGCCATTTTTTGAGTTTTACAACCCCGTCAGACCTTGCCGAGTATATGGGAATGGATAAGATTACGCAGAAATATGATCTTGCCCTATCCCGTGCAAAGACTTTAGGCGGGAAAAAATTTCACAATAAACAATTCGGAGGCGGGATTGTTTTTTGCACTTACAGCCTCAGGACATTATGCGAAGAGATCAACCAA